TTTTCCTTATTTTTATCTATTGCTTTCGCATTAATCAATTAGTTTAAAATGTTCAATGAAAAATTTCAATGACGATTCTATCTTGTAATATCCTATACCTCCAGTTTTATATCCTTTAAGAGTTATTCTGCTGTCGGAAATATTACAAATGACAAGTGTTTCTCCTACATCTATTTCTATTGGTTCACTGTTATATGGCGAAGGTTTGATAACGAATTTTTCAATGCAACTACAGTATCCATTTGTTACATTAATATTTTACAAATTCCCCTTCAGATACTTACCAATAGAGTGAATATAATTTTTACCAGTCAGCCCCTTTAGTTTCATATCTGCTTTTATATTCTCTATTGGATTCTTTTTCGTAGCCAAAGATTTAATGAAATTATTCGTGCTATGACTTATGGTTATAAGTTCGTTTTGAGGTACATTTTGAACGATTTCTTTGTATTCACATAAATCTTCATCAGGAATAATATAAGCCGTTTTTGGTCTGTTTTTCGATGAAAATGGGCTAATATCAGAACCACTTGTTTTAGGTTTTAATAATGGAATTATTGTTTCTGAATCTGAATACTTGAATAAAAATTCTACCTCTGAATCTGTTCTATAAATGTTAGATATGATATCTGGATTGATTCCTTGAATAGCTTTTATGATATTGTTGCCACGCTGCAATGATGGGATGTATGCTTGCAAGATTGATTTTCCATAATGATAAATTTTTATATTATGTTGGCATGATATATAGCAGTCTATATATTCATATGAACCATTTAGTTTGCGTGGAAAGTCGTTTGTTAATGTATCTACTTCTGGAAGTATACGGTATACTCCCTTAAATTTATCTGTTAAGTATGACGTGTTTATCACCTACCTTATTAAAAATTTTCCCTTATTAAATATTTTTCAATTGTATTTTCATTTGATATTATGTCTTTATCATATACATGGACGGCTTTTAAATTAGATATTACAACATACTTGTTCGGTCTATTTTCTGAAAGCCAAAGTTTAATCTCAAAAGATAACGAATCATGTAATTGTAATAATTTATAACAGCCGCAAATTTCGGAATTAGGAAGATAGTGCATTTCTTGTTTTCCAGATAAAATATCTTCTTTGAACTGTTGGAAAATTGTTTTTATTTCTAAAATCATAAAATAACTCCTTTAATCACAATATAAAACCATTTTATTCTGAGCAAGAGATTGTTTTACATCAATGACACGCTGATTATTACTGCCACGCCATTTTAATGTGAGATCTTTCTGCTCATCTATATATTCTCCGTCTACAAGTACATCACATTCTTTTGCTATAACTCTTCTTTTTATTTCTATATCTGCATATTCAAATGTGTTATTTGGGAATTTACTCATACTATCATAAAAGGAATAATCCATAATTTGATCCCAAGTATATCCCGTATAAAGCCAAATTGTTTTATCGGGATACGAAGTGCGGATTTCTTGAATGAGAAGTAAAACTTCATTAAGATTATTTTCGTGTAGTGGATCACCACCACTGAAAGTAATGCCTGATATATAATCTTTGGACAGTTCTGTGAATATTTCTTGCTTTGCTGATTTATCAAATGGAATACCACTACCAGGATTCCATGTTTGAGGATTTTGACAATTATAACAATGGTGAGAACAGCCTGAGAGCCATAAAACAACTCTCAGACCATTACCATTATTCATATCATCATGCGTAATATTATGATAATTAATATAAATCACACTCCTTTGTAAGATTATACAATTCTGTACGAATGTAATATGGAACATCCATTTTATATTTTTCATACAGATATTTCATCGTATCTAAATCATGTCTTTTACTATTTAATGTTGAGTTTATTTCTTTTGGCAATAAACAACATGTTTTTGGTGAATATATTTTATTTCCTTCGTATAATAAATCTTTATCAATTTCTAATGGATATTTACATTTATATTTATAATGTGAATACCATTCTGCAAAATTTTGAAAGTTGCAGAAATCATCAGAAACGCTACATCCAATATATGTTGGTTGTCTAAGCTGATATTTATCGTCGTAACATCTCACAAACATGCTAAACCATTTTATATATTCTTCTGTTTTAATTCCATTTTTTCTTGCGGTATAATTACCAATGCCATAATATCCAATATTATACACAGATTTATGTAATGGATTTTTAACTTGTCCATTTTTTATATTTTGCAGAGTAGACCAGATTTGTATTTCTGGTCTATCTACAAATTTTATTAATACATTTTTCGTATCAACATAATCAATTATTTGAATATTGTAACCTTCATTGGTAACAAAACATTCACCTATTATATTTCTAAAATCTATTATCACATGCTCACTCTATCTGCAATTTCTGCATTTTTTGCTTCATTATATCGAGTTTCACCATGTACTCGTGTGAAGCCTAGATAGCCGTTCCAATATCTATGATACCGTTGCTTTCGCAATATTTTTAAGTGAGCAAAACGGTTTGGACTATACAATCAATGTAGGATTATAGTCTCTGAACGTCCTCCATCAGCATTACCTGTTAAGGAGTTTCGCTGCGTTTGAGTAACTTCCATACTCGATTACCCAATCCCAAGAATTTTTATGGTATGTGCTTTCGCTATTCCGCATTCACGCTTGTCGTTTCCAACTACGTTGTAGCTTCTTGAGGCTTTAGGGATTCTCCGCAATTTAACCTATTTATACAGGACAAACGGACTTTCTATCCTGTCAATTTTAGTAATCATCTTGCTACCACACTTAGGACATATATCCATTTCTACTTGCTGATATCCGCAATCTTCGCAGTAGCACATAGCAAGATTTACCCCTTCATAAAAACCTTTATTCATTGCTCGAAGAATAAGTGTTTTAATCGCTTCTTTGTTATATCCTAGATTGTATCTGCAATACTGAATCTTTCCACCATTAAATAAATTCCAGAAACGTCCTTCTCTATCCTGTTTTTCAATAGGTGACATCTGTTCTGATACATGACAATGGAACGAATTACTTACATAAGGCTTGTCTGATACATTCTCAATGATTCCATAAATCTTACGGAACTGTTCAATCTGAAGACCACACAACGATTCTGCAGGAGTACCGTAAATTGCATATAAAATATGGTCTTCCTCTTTAATTTGGTTTGTATAATCGTTGATATATTGCATAACTTCTAATGCAAACTGTCCGTCTTCACGAATAGATTTACCATTATATAGTCTTTGCAATTCATTTAATGCGGTAATACCGTAACTCATAGTCATTGGTGGAAGAATTGTTTTAATCTTATCTGCTGGCTTTAAATTACCACCAAGTAAACCACCTTCACAGAAAGCAACTGGATTCACACTTGCCCTTAATTCACCAATATAATCATATGTTCTTTTATGTAATCCACGGATTAATTCAAGATAGTAATCAAGAACTTCATAGAAATCTTTAGACTCCCTACGAGCCTTTGCAAGAATCATAGGAAGATGAAGAGAAACAACACCAAGATTAAAACGTCCTTCAAATATTGGTTTATCATTTTCGTCTATTGGATGCATACCGCCTTTTTCATACCAAGGTGAAAGAAATGCTCTACACATGTTAATCGTATGTCACCATACGCACTGACTAGCTTTTCCCTGTTAAGATGTCCTAATTCTCGTCATTGGGCGGTATCTTTGGAAATGGTGCTTATCTCCATTTCTACTCGGCTACACTCATCACCGATAGTCGATTAACCTTATTTCTAAGGCACAGCTTCATCTATAATACAACCGAATTTCTTCTCTTAT